ATTTATGGCATAAAGCCAGTCTGCTTTTGCATCTTCGAGTGTTTTCATTTTGTCATCCCTTTCGGTGAGTGTCCGGCATAGTCCCATACTATGGGATAGTATGTCAAAAGTTTTTTTGCCTGATTGAGGAGGCCGGAGCGTTCCATTTTATTGGTTGTTGGCGAGATGGGTTTCGTAGGTCTGAACTAAGTCGAGGGCCTCGTCCCAATCGTAGGCGACGTGCCCTTCGAGCGGGTCTTCTTCGTCGCTCATGTCGGGCGGCGGCAGAACCCAAATTTGGCGATACCCGTCGACATTTTCGATTTCAACATTAACCCTTAGTTTTTTTGCAAGGCGTTGGGTTTTGCCTCGTGAAGAGGCGAAAGGGTCCTTGGGCCGTGTCACGTCAATCTCTGGCTTGGTGACGTTGTCCGAGATCAGTTCGTAGACCTCCGCGACCCTTGCCCGTCGTTTCACCCGCTTGTCTTTGATAGAGACGATGTCCCGTATTCGGCCACATGCGTAGCGGCGTCCGCTGACGAGTTGCCAGTGATTCCCCGCTACGATCAGAAAGACCCGTCCCGGCGTCCGGTCCTCTTTCGATTCGCGTAGCCATTTTGCTAGGGTGGGATTACGAGAATTGAAACGGTAAAATCTCGTCTCGATGCCACAGGCTGCGAGCGCCTGTCGTATCTCTGATGTATGGGTGCCCATCACATTGGAGCGGCCCGTCTGTTTTCGGATCAGCCTTGCGGCCTCTCCTGTCGTCAGATTGGTAACCGCCGAGATTACGGATGGACCGCAAAATCGGTTCTTGTCGTTGCCATCGGTGATGGCTCTGAGTTTGAGCTTCATGGTGACCTCCATTTGTTTGGAAGGCTCCGGCCCACTCAATCAGGCAAATTCTTATTCACGATGTAAAGAGCGCGAGACCTCTCGATCTCTTATCTTATATGATCTTAACATATCCCATACCTTGAGTCGAGCGACTTATCCACAGGGAGGTCACTTTTCTGTGGATAAGTCGAAGAAAGTTGTGGATAACTTTAGAACAAAAGGGGAATGCCATGCGTTTTACGCATACCTGCTATGCAATATTAGCGTTTGACTTGTATGGGATTATATGCTACAATACTTATATAAGTATTGTAGCAATGGTGTTCATAAACATGACATGAGAGGACGAGACATGAAAATATACCGGCTGAAAATGATGGGGGATTTCGGAAACGAAGAGACCAAGGCCGTTTGGTTCACGAGAAAGGCCGACGCCTCAAAGATTGCATGGGAATTAAAAGATATACTCGGCGACGACGGCTTTCCTGATCCGGACCTCGAAGAATTTAATGTGTCGAGCAAGAAGTCTGAACTCGTGGCCTTTCTTAACCTCTATTGTGACAAGTAGATGAGCGGATCATCAGGGAGAGTTTTTGAACTCACTCAGATTCTTGCACCGAGTACAGAGCCTGTTGCCCGACCACTCCGAAATAAAAGGCTTCTGGCAAAACAGGCACTTTCTTTCCGCCTCATTCACATTTGAGGATTGCGGCTTCTGGAAGTAGGCCGGACGGCGCGGCTTGCTGGGGGCCGTCGGCGGACCTATGAAATCGGGGTCTAAGCCCCGTTTACTCTCCTGCTTGATCAATGGCTCGCTCCTCCGGTCCTTCAAACTCTAGATTTGAACCGTGGGCCGTGGTCTCGCATTTTTTGCAGAAATAAACGGGGGCCCAGTCCAGTTCGTACAGAACCTCGCGTTCGGACCCACACGTCTTGCAGACGCTGTTTCTCATTGCACATACTTTTTCGGTGGATGCCCTGTTGGCCCTATATTGCTGCCAATAGGATAAATGGGCAGGCGACTGTTTCTCCCCCCCAATTTTTCTGGCGGGTCAACCCAGACCTCGATGGCGTACCCGCGCTGCTTCCAATATAGGAGTATGCTTTGGCGTAGCTGCTCGGCGAAAGCTCGTTCAGTTTTGGTCGTCACTTTATGTGGATGGAAGATTTCCTCTTGCATTCTATTTCCCCTAGACAGATTGAATTTGTTTTCCGCAGTCGCACCATGTGTCGTTGTCGATCACAGTTGCCCAACAATTTGAAGGGTCAACCTCCTGGTCGCACCATTTACATAGATTTTTTGAAAAAAAACGGAGACCCCCTTTTTGGAGGTCTCCGGAAAGTTTTCGCGTCGCGACGTGGTCGCGAGACGCGAACAGGGAGGTACTATTGGAGGATAAAGTGTCGGGCATCGATGTCAATGAGGCAGTTGCTCATCGCGAAAATCTTCGTCGCGCCACGCCCAGTGCTCGTTGTTGTCCGCGATTATGGCGCAAAGAAAGCCCAACCTATTTCCCTCGAAATCAAATATCTGTGCCACGCCGGAAGGTTCCTCCTGATCGATCAGGGCCTCTCTCAACGTAAAATGAGCCATGTTCTGGGCTTCCTCAATCGGATCCTAAACGGGATGTCATTCGGAGGAATCATCCTCGTCCTCATCCTCATCCGGCGCGTCTCCGATAACCCAGCCAAGATCATTCTCACGCAGCATGGCGCGGATTTCATCGATTGGGCGCGACCAGCCCATATGTGACACTGGATTTCCCCAGCCGACTGCACTCACCATCGACGGCACCCCAATTAATTCGTAGTTTCCTCGTAAGTCACTGTAAACATAGAGAGAACCGCCGGAGTTACCAAAAATTATAGGGCTGCTTGACTGGTATAGGGAGTATCCATCGCGGTCCTTGGCCGTGGTGCTACTGAGCAAACCTTCAGTGGGATAGGGCGGGTTGCCTAAGCCACTGCCCACGGCCCAGGAGTCCTGGAAAACGAAGGGCCCATCCACATTTTCAGGCCACAGGATAGCCACGTTTTCGTAGACTTTTTCCTTGTCATCTACTCGAAGAAGCGCCAAATCCCGGTGCTTATCCCATGCAACGATATGCGCGGTCCGCCCGCTCGTCCCAATGGCAGAGGAAAACTGATTGTAAGACCAAAATCGAATCTTAACTGGGCGACGATGCTCTCGTTTGACCTCCTCCCCCTTTTTGGGGTCAAATTCTTCAACCAGTTTGACGGCTGTGTTTATGACATGATGATTGGTAAGGATCATGGTCCATGCTTCGCCGTCATCGCGCCATCCAGAATAAATTACAGTTCCACTGCCCTGCCCGCTGCCTACATCCACCATGACGCTGGGGTATAGCATTTCGGTGATTTTTTGGACCGGGGCATCTGTTCGTGAATCATCGGCTGCATTAGCCGTTAGCGGCGCGATAAACAGAGCGGCGGCTACAAACAGGGGAATTGTAAATTTGTTAATGATCATCGGAGTTGCTTTCTTTCGGGGCGTACTCAGGCCCGTTCAAAGGCGGCTCAATGCCCACGTTTCCTTCATTATCTATCACCAACAGGTGAACTTTCATAAGCTTTTGCAGGTCAGTCAAAACGCGGTACGTTGTCATGTCCCGTCGCCTACCTTTGTAACTTACAAATTTGACATCAAAAAGGACTACACGTCCAGTCTTAGATGTGGCAACAAGATCAAAGGGTGCTGCGTGGGCAATGTTGCGTGAAACGTAGTACCCGCGCTCTATGAGCCATTGGGTTGCGAATACCTCTGCCCAAGCTCCCCTTTCATGTTTGCTCAGAATTTGTGCTTCCGGCATACATCGTATCCTTTATCAGTAATTTTTCAAAGGATACGGTCAAGGGCATGATAAACAACCTTTTTATGGACAGAGGGCCGACAGCAAACCTACCAGAAAATACAACGCCAGGGCCGTCGCGGGGATCATTCCAGTTCCTCGCGTACATTTTTTCCTTGGAGCAGTCGGCCTAACCGGACGTTCTCTTCTCTTTGCTGCGTTAGCGCCTCTTCCAGGGCCTGGATGCGACTACCGGAAGTATCGTAATCCTGCATCATTTTGCTGGCGGTCACCCCAATTTCGTAAAGCGTTGTCTCCAGGGGAGAGCCGCTTTTACCGCGTTGCGTTAGAAACACTTCCAGCGGGGAGCCATAAGTTGGGTGAAAACCAACGGTTACGGCGAACGAAAACCCATCCCCGGCAACGCTTTCGGTTACACTAGTGCGCCGGGTGGGTATGTCACTCAGCGGCTGTTGTGCCACGGCTCTCTCCGAGCGGCTGGTTTTGTATGTACGTCTCCAGGATGTGTGTAAGCTGGCCGCTAATCGTTCTGTGATTTGCGGTGGCTAGCGACTTTATGGTCGCGTAAGCGTCTCGGCTCACAACGACGCTTTTCCATTTTGTCGGGTTCATTGTTTTCTCCTCGGAAACAATATAGCACTTTACGGGATGGTATGCAAGCTACCCCAGTTCTTTCCGAGCTTTATGTCGGCGGGAGTTGGGACCTCCATTTGCACGGCATTTTCCATGATCAGGCAGAGATTCTTCGCGTCATCCTCAGACGACACCGAATAAGCCAGTTCGTCGTGGATTTGAACGAGAGGGGTTCTTTTTGTTTCTCTTTTGATCGCTACCATGGCGGCTTTGGTCTGGTCCGCTGCGCTTGCTTGGATCAGTCGGTTCAACGCCTTATATGTGTAAGCTCGTCTGATGTTGTCTCCGTACTCATGCAGCGCTTCCTCTCGTGGCAATGCGCGTGAGGATACAAACAAGTTAGGCTCCCAGAGATCAAACCTACACTTTCGACCAAGCAAGCTGCGTATGGCACCTTGGGATTTAGCATCTTTTACCCTGCGCTGTACGACCTCCTGAAGCTCTTTCACAAACGGAACTTTGTCGTGATACTGAGACATGAGCGCCTTGGCATCCTCGACTGACAGGTCTAGCGTCTCAGCAAGGCGGTTGACCCCCATCCCATACATCAGTGCGAGATTGAGCGTTTTCGCCTCGGAACGTTCGATCTTTGCAATTTCCGAAACCATTTTATGGAAGTCTGTTTTAGGATCTTTTCTGTAGGCAGCGACAAACTCTTCCGAGCCTTCGAGGCCATGGTTCGTGAGGCTTGAGAAATGGACCAGGATGCGCGGTTCCTGTTGCGTGTAGTCCATACTTGCCCACTGCTCTCCTTCTTCCGGAAGGAACAGGCCTCTGATCATACCCGAGAACTTTGGGTTACGGGCAGGGATTTGCTGGAGGTTTGGGTTGGACATCGACACTCGCCCACTAACGGTCCCCCCTCCCTCGCTGCGTAATTGATTGATGTGGCCGTGGATGCGCCCGTTCTTGGTGTAGCGAAAAATGCTACTCAAGAAAGTGTTGCCGAGCTTGTCCAGTTCCCGAGCTTCCGCAACCTGTTGTGCCATCGGGTGTGAGTGCGTTTTCAAGAAGTTCTTGGTGAAGGAGGGCATCCCAGTAGCGGTGCGGGAGTATGAAATTTTATGGTAGTCGAAAACTTTGGCAACACTGGCGGCAGACCAAAGCTCAACGTCCACGCCCGTTTCTTTTTTAATGCCGTCCTGAATTTTCTTGACGGTTTTGAGAAGGGTTTGCTTGAGTTTTTCCGCACTCTCCAGATCAACGCGGATTCCTTTCCGCGTCATGTCTATGCACACGGGCAGGACTTCTGTTTCCAGGTTGAAAATCTGCCACAAGTCATGTCGAGACAGGAGGTTCTTAAAATGGGTCCAGAGGTCTAGCGTAAGACGGGCATCGGCTTCTGCATATTCGCCAACGAACCCAGCGGGTAGGCGGTACATCTCTGCCTTGGGGTCTACACCAAACTCCTCGGCGGCTTCGCGCAGCAACGCTTCAGATTTCATCTCTCCCAGGTAATCGTAGGCCACCGAGTTCAGAGAGTAAAAACGTCTGTTCTCGTCCAGAATGGGGGCTGCAATCATCGTATCCAAAAAGCGGCCTTGAAGCTCTATGCCTGCTTGTCCCAACCAACCAACGTCGTAGGCGGCATTGTGGAAAATTTTATCTGATGGATTATCCGCGATTTCCCTCTGGCCTACTATTTCGCCTTCCCCCGTGGCCCAGCCAGGACCGTGGGACTTGAGCCGTGGGTCTTTGGTCTCCAAGTCCACAGCTATTTCCGTGATGCCGTCAGGCGTAACAGGTAGGTCCGAAACCGGGACCCACTCTGTGCGGATTCCGAAGACTGGTTTTTTAAGAGGCCTCATTTTTTAAAAAGTGTCTGTATGGGTTTTTCTGCGGGGGGGTCGTCGCGGGTTTTTAAGGCCCCCCACAAAGCGACATAGGAGGCCGCATCAACTGCGTCGTCGGAGTTTTCGTTTCCCACTTCATCCCTTGAGATTTTTACGAGGGCCATGCACAAGGCAACCTGTTCAGGCCTTACTTTAAATTTAAGATAAGAAGACCATAATTCAGCAATGCGTGAATGGAGAGCGGTGTAATCCCCGTGTTGTTTTGCGCGTTGCCCGGCAACCAAGGAAGCCGCCTCTTTTAATATTTCTTCTGGTAGCAATTTATATACTCCAGCCTCGTTGTAAATCTTCAGGCAACTTTAGTATCAAACGCTCTTTTGCGCGAGTAACGCCTACGTACAATACGCGGTTCGCATTATCGGGGTTTCTACCCATTTCTTCCAGTGCTTTTCCCGTAAGGTCCAAATATAAAAGAACGTTATCCGCCTCTCCCCCCTTTGCTCCGTGGATCGTGGACAGTCGGATTTTTGGTTTTTTTGAAATATCTACGCCACGGGATAGTAGGACTTCTGCGTAAGCTTTATCTTCCGGTTTGATTTTATTCAGGGCTCTTTGCCAGTCGGTATTTAAACCAATATCTAAACCAAAATGCTCGCATAAAACTCCAAAGGTAAATGTGTCATCCTCATGCGATGACTTTAACAGAGCCTTTCCCCCGCGCCGTACTGCGCCCTCTCCACTTCCCATATGGTTGAAAAGATTTTGAGCTTCGGAGAGACTTATTTCGCCGTTGTTTTCTGAGGTTAAATGGTTCCAAGAAAAAATTGCATTGCGGACTTTCTTTCCGAGAGAAGGCTCTCCATACCTCTCAAAAAACACTCCCTGTCTTTTCAAGTCCCCTGCTATTTCAGATAGCATGTAGTTGGCTTGCGCCATGACTAACCATTCATCGTCCGGTGCAAAATCAATACCGTAAGTGTCGTAGGTGCGTTGTACGACGCCCTCTTCTTGTCGGGGGGACCACGTCTTTGGTTGTCTTTTTTTAATTCGGCTGGACACCTTTTGAGCAATCTCCCAAATGCTTCGGGGGACGCGGTAGGACTGGCTTAGAACTTCAGAGCCTCCAGGCAAACTTATAAAGCGATGTATGTCAGCGCCAGCCCAAGCATAAATCCCTTGGTCGTCGTCTCCTGCAATGAACATACGCTCTGATTTTTTATCTAGAATGTCCACGATGCGCCACTGGAGCGGGGTTAAATCTTGCGCCTCGTCAACAAAGCATAGCTTGAACGTAGGAAATATTTCCGGGCGCTCCGACAGTTTCACAAGCATGTCGGTGAAATCTATGAGATTATTTTGTTTCTTGAACGCCTCATACTCTTCGTAGACATGTAGAAACAAGTGCCGTGGTTCGTGAAGCTGGCTGCAATTGTATGCGGCTTCGGGTCCGAGTTCCGTGGTCCGCGCCAAGTCTGCAACGCGCATCATGGGGTGATCGCTGCGGAAGATCGTAAACCCCTCATCGTCGTCGTTCTTTGTCCCTTGGGATAAATCAATCCCTATGATGTTGCTGAAATCTTTCAAATGTTTCTCGGATAGAACGTCACTTGATGTCAGACCCAGCAATCTAAAAGCCAGACTGTGTAAGGTCCTGAAGTAAGTGAAGTCTTTTTCGGCGTCTAGGTTAAACCGGACGACGGCTCGATCTCGTGCCTCGTGGGAAGCCTTGCGAGTGTAGGCGAAGTAGCCAATGTCGTTTGCCGCCATACCGTTGGCTAACGCATCATCGACAAGATTAAGAAGCGTGGTTGTCTTGCCGGTTCCCGGTGGGCCAAAAAATCGTAGCATTATTAACTATTCGCCTCCTTTTTCTTCAGCGGCCACACGTAGGGTAGATTGGGGGATTCGGTCCATCCAAATCTGCCGTAAAATTCCGGATCTTTTCGGAGAAGGTTAGAGCGGTGGCTGGCGTGAAACTCCTCCCTGCCAAACCACTCCGGTAGCATAATGCAACGGTGGGACTTCTCCTTCTGCATTGTGTTGTTGTAACCGCGCCGTTCCCACTCTTCGATGCACAGGTCCTTGTAAAATGCGAGAGCGGCTTCGTAGCCACGCCACATTTTTGTTGCGGGGTGGCTAACCCAACCCTTCGACTTTCCTCGTAGTGCGTTTAAAATTTGAAGAGCTTCAACCCGTTGCTTACCTAAGCGTCGGTAATCGAGACAGCGAATGGACCTACCCATTTCTGGAAGTGGTAAAAATGTCTGCATCAGTATTATCCCTTTTCCTTAGAATGGAATGTCGTCGTCTGTCTCGGTAAAGTTACTGCTGAAACTATCCTCTATCGGGTCTGCGGCTGGTATGGACCAACAACGAACATGCCTGTTTTTAATGCGAATAACTTCCGGCGTCCCTTCGATATCGCGGAGACGTTGAGCAATTTTGTTGCTCTTGTATTCCAAGAACTTGTTGCGCTTTAGGAAAGCTTCCAAATCTTTTAGGCGGAAAAATACTCGGCTTGTCTCCTCATTCAGCCATGGCTTCCTCAGAAGAATTTCTTCCCGGTCTTCAGCTACTTGCATGTGTGTGGTGAATTCTTCCACCAAGTCGTAGAACACGCCTCGGATGGAAGTGTCGTCGGAGGTGGAAATCACCGCGCCTTCTGTGGAGACCATCTGGCCCAGAAGCGTGTTCATCTGCGCTTCCCACGCAGGCCGCGCTATGGTCCGGGGCATGAAATTGATTTGCTCCATACAAAGGATTTGGAATTTAGGCTGCTTTTGGAGAGCCTCGGTATCGAGTTCAACGGGCGCGCCGTTGACATCGAGAAACCAGAGAGGGGGTTCGCTATCATATTTTCTCAGGGAGGAGATGGTAGGCGTGTTTTGACCGCCTCCAACGCCATGCTTGCGGGAGCGGCAGAGGTCCTTGTTGCAGTGACTACTGATAGGCTGGTCGGAACAACGGTATTGATAATCCTTCTTCTTTAGTTGGTCCGCTACGATATTGACCTCTTTCAAATCTAACGGAGGGGTCATCACGGCTTGGTTGTATTCCAGGATTTTAGTTTCCCACTCGTCGGGGAAAGCTTTTCGTAGATAAACACCAACATTGAATAGGCCGTTGTTTCGAGTGCCTTCAGGAAAGCCTTGTCGTAAAAGGGCTTGGAGGCAGGGAGGACCGTCTTTGATCCGGTGGTCTATATCCGATTTTGTTTCTTCAAAGGAAAGTTTTTCCAGTTGGTCCGCCGTGAGGGCAGCGCCTTCTGCGGCGTCCAGAAATTCTTCCAGAGTAGCGGCGCTTCCATCACTTTTGATGCTGTAGCGCAGGCCTCCCCCCTCGCAATTGAAATAGGGGAGGTTTAGAAAATTTCCTAAGTCCCCGCGCTCTAGGACGAGTTTGATTTGTTTTGGAAAAATTTCAGTGCCTTCGGCGCATCCTAGTTCAGACGCTATCTCCCTCAACTTTATTTGAAGGATTTCGGCAGGCACAGGTTCTTTGAGGAAAAGATATAAATGTCCGCCGCCGGATTTGCTGCGGCAGACAATGATGGGAAGTTTAAGCGCCGCAACCTTTTTGACGATGGAAGCGTGGTCGAGAGGGTAAAGATCAATGTCAATCGCTCCCCACCAACACATCCCCTGCTCATTGATCGGCACGATGCCGACGGAGGATTCGCCGTTCAGATGGCGCGCGAAAGTTTGCGTTGTGCGTTTCTCACGCACAAAGGTGTATTTACCTAAGCGTTTTCCGCTGGCTTCCGGGCCTTTGATATCGACGGTGCCATAGGCTTTGTCGAGACCGCGAAATAGAATAGCGAACCGCGTAACGAGGCTGGTGTCCATATCAAAAAAGAGGGGGAGCGCGAACGCCCCCCCAGTTCTTCCTTAAAACGGAACGTCGTCATCACGCGAATTATCTTCGCGAACATGTTGAACTTTAACCGCTCCCTCAGAAATTAAATCCGCAAAAGACTTTGCTTCAGCGTACAGGTTGGGGTCTTCGATTTGACCTTCCTTGCTGATAACCCAGCCGTGCCAGGAGCCGTTCTTATTTTCTTCTGCACCGGTTGTCAGGTGCCAAATGTGTGAGAACCTGGGCGGAATGAACATCCCTCCCTTGGCATCACGCATCTTCAACGCTCGCATCGCAGAATTCCATTGTTTGGACTTCTTGAACTGCGTGGCCTTCATGGGCATGAGAGCCTGTTGGGTAAGGCCATCTTCATCGAGAACCAGAACATAATGCTGCGCTGTGCGCTCAAGATATCTCCCGTTCCCATCAACAACGTAGTCCTTGTTGTCGTCTCCGCGCTCTGTTGCGGGCAACGTATCGGATGACGTGTAGATTTTGTGGGGTGCGCCAGTCCCCGTTCCGCGTGGCTCCCATTCGATGTATTGAAGGGAATAGGCACAGTTCACAACCCGGACGCCACCCTTACCTTTTATAACGTCCTTTGTTACGGTGTTGATTATGTCCCCGCTCTTCGCAGAAGCAATATCATCCAACTCGGGGGACATCTTCTGCAAAATTTTCAAGAACGGGATTGCAAGGTCTTCGCTGCCAAGATCGGTCACACCGATTCCGGCATCTTGTGCGAACATGTCTTCGTTCATAACGGCGAGCTTGCCGTTGGTTTTCTTCTTCTCCACCTGTTTCGTAGCCATGGTTACTTACTCCTCTTGATAATGGCTCGTTGTGAAATGAAAGCCCCAAATAAATCAAGCGGGATGGGGTGACCCGCTTCCACTTGTTCACGCAACCAAGCTTTCAGAGTCATGGGTTCGACTTTTTCAAGCTGGCTTGGAACAAATCCTTTGTCGGCACAAAAGCCGACGAAATCCTTTGCGGCTTCGTCTTCTCCTCTGCCAAACGTTACGGAGACGTTGTTCTTGACGAGGTCCCCGAATTTATGGTCCCGAAGCCACGCAAAAGCCTCGTCGCGCCTATCCTTGGGGATGGACGCGGCATATATAGGCTTGACGCTTATTTCTGAGCCGTCCTTGAGCGTGAATTTTTCGAGGTTCATTTCCTCCAAGGCTTCAGGCAACTGTTCGTCTGTTATTTTGTGAAGGGCCGCTTTTCGCCCTTTTAAAAGTTCCTCTGTGTCAGCAATTTCCCGTTCGAGATTTGCCGCACCTTGTGCGAGCTTGGAGATTGCGTCGAGGGCTGCGTCGTTGAGGTTGTCGATCTGATCCGGTGCGTTTCCGCTGTCCGACGCCATTTCAGACAAAAGATTATTTTCGGCCATATTTCTCTTTCCTTTTATCGGCGCTTGATTTGAGCGTCAAAATGGACTATATATAACTATATCAGGGAATGCAAGAGAAAAGTTAGATGAGTAATTATTGTTTCAAAACCGAACCCTATGATCATCAGAACACTGCGTTTGATGAATCTCGGGACCTACAAAATTTTGCGCTCTTCATGGACATGGGAACCGGGAAGACCAAAGTGGTGTTGGATACAATTGGGGCGGCGTTTGAGGCAGGGGAAATTAACCTCGCCTTGATTGTCGCTCCGAAGGGTGTTGTACCTAATTGGTTGTCCGAGATTGATACCCATCTTCCGGACAGGATAGCCCGTGAGAGTGTTCTGTGGAAGCCTTCTCTCACAAAAGCCAAGCGGGCTGAGTTGAACTCTCTGTATGAGGGCGACGGTAAGCTCCGGTTTTTGCTGATGAACGTTGAGGCCTTTTCTACGAAAAAGGGGGTAGACGTTGCGAAGCTTTTTGTCGAACAGTTTGACACTTTCATGGTGGTGGACGAATCCACGACAATCAAGAACCGACAGGCGAAAAGAACGAAGGCCCTTTGTGCCGTGGGCCGTGGTGCGCGGTTCAGGAGGATTTTGACGGGGAGTCCGGTTACCAAGTCCCCTCTCGATCTCTTCAGCCAACTGGGGTTCCTGGACCCAGAGATACTGGGATTTAATTCATATTACACCTTCCAGAACCGCTATGCCGTGGTCCAGAGGCGAACCATGGGAACCCACTCCTTCAACCAAGTCGTAGGCTTCCAGCGTCTGGATGAACTAACCAGCAAGCTGGACGACAATTCGTACCGTGTGCGGAAGGAGGACTGTCTGGATTTGCCGGATAAAGTTTATATGCGGAGAGTGGTGGAACTTACGAAGGAGCAGTCGGATGCATATATTCAAATGAAGCATCTCGCTCTGGCTCGGTTGAGTAGCGGAGAGCTTTCCACCACACAGAATGTTTTGACTCAAATCATGCGGCTTCAGCAGATTTGTCTTGGGCACTTAACTTCTGACGATGGGGAAGTCCACGAGTTGAAGTCCAATCGGCTTGATGAGCTTCTAGATATTTGCGACGAGATACAGGGTAAGGCGATCATATGGGCGACATGGACGCGCGACATCCGCTCGATTGCCGAGGCCCTGCGTGACCGCCACAGCGTACAGGCGGTTGCACGGCTCCACGGGGAGACGCCAGATTCTGAACGGCAACAGATCGTGGAAAATTTCCAAGATCGTCATTCTGATCTGCGTTTCCTTGTGGGCCACCCTAAAACGGGCGGCTACGGTTTAA